AAAGACTTAGAACACGTTAAACAAATGTACGGCGGCACCGGAGAAGAAGAGGCTCTATAACATGCAAAAGGTTGCCTTTGTTTTAGGTAATGGCACAAGTCGCTCCTCAATCAGCATACTCCAATTAAGAAAAAACGGACCTATATACGCTTGCAATGCAGTGTATAGATCTGATGTAGTAGACTACCTCATAGCAGTTGATGCGAAAATGATTGCTGAGATTGCTAGCAGCAAATACCATTTAAGACATCCGGTCTGGACTAATTACCGAAAAGGGTTTTCACAGTTTGAAGGGTTGAATTTCATAGAACCGAGACTGGGGTGGAGTTCAGGCCCAACAGCACTTTACCTAGCTAGTCAACATAAAAAAGAACATATATACATACTAGGCTTTGACTATAAAGGTAACCATGACGGCAAGCATATTAACAACATCTACGCTGATACACCTAACTATAAGAAGTCAGAAGACAAAGCCACTTACTATGGTAACTGGTTAAAGCAAACTTGTCAAGTGATAAAAGATAACTCAGAAATTCAGTTTACACGCATTATCCAGCCTGATAATTACTGTCCACCCGAGCTAAATAACTTTGAGAACTTTAATACAATAACATTGGAAGAGTTCTGCAATCACCTACCACACGACCCGAAATATCAAAACGGCCCGTTTTGAGCGTCTTTATCTGCTATTTTAATGGTTCTTGTTAAATACAATTGACAGCCTTACCATAGGTACTATTTTTAACAGGAGAATATAAAATGGCAGATTTAAGTAAGTTTGAACAAATGCTAGAGCGGCTCATCAATGAAGACCGTGAAGGCGCACAAGAATTATTCCACGACATCGTTGTAGAAAAGTCACGCGGCATTTATGAGTCACTTCTAGAAAGTGATTGTGACGACGAAGACGAAGACGAAGACTACGAAAAAGAGTCAGCTGAAGACGAAGACGAAGACGAAGACGAAACTAACGAAGACTTTAACCTAGACGAATTTGAAATCGAAGGCGACGACGACATGATGGGCGGCGATCCAACTGACGACATGATGGGCGACCTAGAAGGCGGCGATGATGAAGAAGGTGAAATGGGCTTTGACATGGGCGGCGAAGAAGGCGAAGGCGATGTAGAAGATCGCGTAGTAGACCTTGAAGACGCACTTGACGAATTGAAAGCTGAGTTCGACAAAATGATGGGCGGCGAAGACGACATGGGCTACGAGCCAGGCGACGATGACGACCAGCAGGATATGGGCGACGACGAAGAAGGCGAAGACGATATGGACTTCGGCGACGACGGCGAAGAAGAGGAAGATGAAAGTTTCCAATTCGAAGCTAAGAAAGACGCTAAGAAAGACGCTAAGAAAGACGCTAAGAAAAAGTCTTCAGGCGAAGAAATGCGTGAATACGTAGAGAAAGTACAGGGCGGCGACCTTGGCTCAAAGATTGGTGGCGACAACGGCACTAACACTAAGTCAACTGTAGCGAGTCCTAACAAAATGGGAACCGGCACCACTCAAAACATCGCACGCGGTGATACAAATGATGGCGGCGAACATGCTGGTCTAGGCGACCTGAATGCTAAAGACCAAGACGCTGGAAACATCAATAAGCCAGGCGGCAAAGCAAGTAAAGCTCAGAAGCCTATGTCTAAAGGACACGGCACAGAGAAGAAAGGTTCAGGTGAATCTGGAGCTTACACTAAGCCAATTATTGGTAGCAGCAAGAAGAAGTAATAGGGACGTTTGATGAGAACTTTACAAGAGAATTTGACGTTTGACCAGGCGAATATGGTTATTGAGTCTGCTAATGAAGGCAAAGATCTTTATATGAAAGGTGTTTGTATTCAAGGTGGTGTACGCAATGCGAACCAACGTGTATATCCTGTAAACGAAATTGGCAGGGCTGTCAAAACTCTCAATGATCAGATCACCGGAGGCTATTCAGTTCTTGGAGAAGTTGATCATCCAGAAGGTCTTAATATCAACCTAGACCGTGTAAGTCATATGATCACAGAAATGTGGATGGATGGCCCAAACGGATACGGGAAGCTAAAAATATTACCGACACCTATGGGGAACCTAGTAAAGACGATGCTTGAAGCAGGCGTTAAGCTAGGTGTCTCTTCTAGGGGTTCAGGTAACGTGTCAGAAGACGGTAGTAATTCAGTTTCAGACTTTGAAATTATTACTGTCGACTGTGTAGCACAACCAAGCGCACCAGGTGCTTACCCAACTGCAATCTATGAACACATGATGAACACAAGAGGCGGTATGAAAGCATACGAGTTAGCTGAAGCTACTAAGCACGATCCAAAAGCACAGAAATATCTAAAAGAGAGCTTATTGAATATCATAAGCGGGCTCCGATAAGCGAGGAGAATAATATGTTGGACGCATTAAAATCACTCTTCGAGAGCAACGCAGTATCGGAAGAAGTGAAAGCAGAACTACAAGAAGCTTGGGACACGAAGATTAAAGAAAATCGTCAACAAGTTACTGCTGAGCTTCGTGAAGAGTTTGCACAGAAGTATGAGCACGACAAGCAGACAATGGTTGAGGCCATTGACGAAATGTTGAGCGAAAGACTTGCTGAAGAAATTACTGAGTTTGCAGAAGACCGCAAGCAACTAGCTGAAGCTAAGGCAAAGTACCACAGAGCAATGCGTGAAAACGCAAAGCAACTGAAAGGTTTTGTTATGCAGCAGCTAAAATCAGAAATTAACGAACTACACGAAGACAAGAAGGCACAAGCTACTAAGATGGCTAAGCTGGAAGAATTTGTAGTTGATGCTCTTGCACACGAAATTGCAGAGTTCTATGAAGACAAGAAAGATCTAGCTGAGACTAAGGTACGCCTAGTCCGTGAAGCAAAGACACACTTCGGTAAGGTTAAGAAAGACTTTATTGAAAGAAGTGCTAAAGCAGTATCAGAAACTGTTGACGGAGCCCTACGCGGCGAAATTGGTCAGCTGAAAGAAGATATTGAAGAAGCACGCAGAAACGACTTCGGTCGTAAGATGTTTGAAGCATTTGCTTCAGAGTATTCAAACAGCTACCTAAACGAAAAGAGTGAAAGTGCAAAGTTGATGAAAGTCATCCGCGCAAAAGAAGCTCAACTTTCCGAGGCGAAGGCATTTGCTGCTAAGGCAAAAAACCTTGCTGAAGCTCGTAACAATGAGTATCAGAAGTTGCAAGAATCGACGCGCAGACAGAAAATTATGTCAGAACTTACTAGTCCTTTGAATAGAGACCAAAGAGAGATTATGACTGATTTGTTAGAATCTGTGCAAACCGATAGACTTCAAAAGTCTTTTGAGAAGTATCTACCTAACGTAATTGATGGCAATAAGCCGGCATCACGCAAAGCGGTACTATCAGAAGGTAAAGAAGTCACAGGCGATAAGAAACACCCGAAAAATATGACACAACAAGCAGACGAATCAAATGTACTTGAATTACGCCGTCTAGCTGGATTAAACTAAGGAGAATATGATGTCAGAACTACTAGAATCACGCTGGCAGGATACCAAAACTGCTCTTCTTGAAGGCCTAGATGGTAACAAGAAGTCAGTAATGGCTGCTACATTAGAAAACACACGCAAGCACTTGTCAGAGAGTGCAACAGCAGGCGCAACATCAGCTGGTAACGTAGCTACACTTAACCGTGTAATCCTACCTGTTATCAGACGTGTAATGCCTACAGTTATTGCTAACGAGCTAGTTGGTGTTCAGCCAATGACTGGCCCTGTTGGCCAGATTCACACACTTCGTGTACGTTACGCTGACGGCGACAACGGCGCAAGTGCAGGTGAAGAGGCTCTAAGCCCATTCAAGATTGCTGAAGCTTACTCGGGTGCGCCAGGAAGCAACAAGGCTCCAGCTGCAACATCTTCACTAGAAGGTAACGCTGGTAACCGTATGAGCATCCAGATCTTGAAGCAAACTGTTGAAGCTAAGTCACGCAAGCTAAGCGCTCGCTGGACCTTTGAAGGTGCACAAGATGCACAGTCAATGCACGGCATCGATATCGAAGCAGAGATCATGGCTGCACTGGCACAAGAAATTACTGCTGAAATCGACCAAGAAGTACTTAGTAGCCTAGAAAACCTTGCTGGCGCAGCTAGCGAGACATATGACCAGGCTGCTGTTAGTGGTACTGCTACTTTCGTAGGTGACGAGCACGCTGCACTAGCTGTTCAGATCAACCGCGTAAGTAACTTGATTGCTCAGCGTACACGTCGTGGCGCAGGTAACTGGGCTGTTGTTAGTCCTTTTGCACTAACCATCCTGCAGAGTGCTACAACTAGTGCGTTTGCTCGTACAACTGAAGGCACCTTCGAAGCTCCAACTAACACTAAGATGGTTGGTACTTTGAACAACGCTATGAAAGTTTATGTTAACACATACGCTTCAGACGCATCACCAGTTCTTATTGGTTACAAGGGTACAAGCGAGTCGGATGCTGCGGCGTTCTATTGCCCATATATCCCGCTAATGAGCTCAGGCGTTGTACTTGATCCAAGCACTTTCGAACCTGTTGTTAGCTTTATGACACGCTACGGCTATGTCGAGCTAAGCAACACGGCCTCGAGCTTAGGCAACGCAGCAGACTACCTAGGCAAGGTAGCTATTAGTAACGGCAACGTTAGCTTTAGCTAATCTTCCTTAGGGATAGAGAAACTAAAATAGGTCCTACGGGGCCTATTTTTTTGACTATCCTTTTCGTGTGTGCTATAATGTAACTCAGTAGTGTATAAATACGTGCAGAGGCAGCCCCAAAGGTAATGTGATCAATGACAGTCAAAGACAGCTTAGTAAGTATAATAGAAAACACACCAGTAAGACAGTTGTCAGCTAAAGTCAAAGCAGATGCTACTGTTTACAGTTACGTAATAGCGTTCCCTGGAGACTCGTTGTCTGAAAAAATATACAATGCTGTTAACCCAGGAGCTAACGTCTGTGACTTAGGTAACAAGAAGAAGTTCAACAGCATAACACAGGGATATAGGTTTTGCGGAAGAGCTAATGTATGTTCTTGCGCAAAGGAGTCTGTGAGTAATAAAGTCTCTGCCACAAAGAACAACTATAGTAACTCTGAAAAAGAATCTATTTCTGAGAAACGTAAAAAAACAACGCTTGCTCGGTACGGCGTTGAGAACACTGGTCAGACTGCTGTAGCAAAAAAGAACCACGCTGCTGTGTACAACGACACAGAGAGAGTGGCTAATATTGTAGACGGTGTTCAAGAAACTAAACTGTTAAAGTACGGGTCACATTTTTACAACAATCCAATACAGATTAAAAAGACGTTTAAAGAAAAAGATACTAATTACTGGTCTGCGAGATACTTTGACAAAGGTATTGAGAAACTTAGAGACCCAGCAGCAATGACAGAAATGTTTAATACTATGTCTGTGTATGATATTGCTGACGAGTTAAACGTTCATATACAAACTATATATAGATACTTAAATAAGCACAAAATAAAGCAACCGTTTAAGAGTATAGAAGAAAAACAAGTAGTTGATTTTATAAAAAGTTTAGGAATAACAAATATTGTAGAAAACAGTCGTTCGATACTTCCTTCGAGGAAAGAGATAGATATATTTCTCCCGGACTTTAATATAGCAATAGAGTACAACGGCGTGTATTGGCATCACGATGACGTGGATCATATTACAAGAAGTTATCATCATAACAAGTATAAAGAGTGTAAAGATCAAGGGATTCAATTAATAACTATCTTTTCAACGTACTGGAAGTCAAAGAACGACATTGTAAAGAAGTTTATAAAAAACAAATTAAATCAACAATCACAACGAGTATTTGCTCGTAAGTGTGTTATTAAAGAAGTAAGTTCTGTAGATTCAAAGACATTCTTAGCAACCAATCACATATTAGGTTATACTCCGGCAAGTGTCCGCCTGGGACTTTATTACAACGACGATCTGGTGTCTTTAATGACGTTTGCCCAAAAACGTATTGCTATAGGCAAAGCTGAAACCGGCCACGAACTGGTGCGATATGCTACCTCTGTATCTGTAGTCGGCGGAGCGTCAAAGTTGTTAAAGGCCTTTATGAAGCAGTATACCCCTGAGAAGGTTATATCGTATTCTGACAACGAATGGAGCAACGGTAACTTGTACCGAGTATTGGGGTTTACCTTAGAAAAAGAAATCCCGCCCAGCTACTGGTATGTGAAACCGAGAGAAGAACGCTTGTACCACCGTTTTACATTCTCGAAACAAAAGCTGGTTAAGAAAGGTTACGACCCAGCACTAACTGAAAAACAGATCACCAAGCAAATGGGCTTGTTAAAAGTATGGGACTGCGGAAAACTGAAGTGGGTACTTGAAAGATAAATACTAGTGTCAATAATCGTGCCACATTCAGTGGACT